TAACAATGGCTGACTTGCTGCTGTTGCTTGTACTGCATCTCCTGCTACTGTTAAACTATATAATTTAGCTGCTGCTTGTCCTGCTGTTGCTCCTGTTCCTGAACCTAATTTGTATCCAATCCAATGTGCATCGTAACACACTGGCACGTTTGTTAGTGAACCGTATATAGTTTTTAAACCGACTACAAAATAATTTAGGCGAATCAAATTAGACACACCACCGTCAGCAATAATTCTATTATAGACTACCTGAGATTCAGGGTCTATATCATTAGGATTAGCAAATCCCCATATATCAGTAGAGGTTTGACTCCACTTAAATTTAGACCTAAATCCCCATATCATTGCTCCTTTTAAATAGTTTACTACACCATCTAAATAAGTAACAGGTTTACCAAATTTTATTTGATTAAAGTTCATATCTAAATGTTACAGTTGCTGTTGCACCAGTAGCTGTTTTAACAGAAACTGTATTTAAATTAGAAATGTTATTGATTGGAAATATAGCACCATCAGGTAAATATAAATCTTTACCATCTAATCTAGCGTATAATACTTCAGTTGTAGTATTAGAAATATATACTATTCTGGCAGGAGTATCTGTAGCTAATGCAACGTATCCTGCACCAGTAGTAACGCTACCATTAAATGCTCTAGTTGTAAAACTTTTAAATATTGATTGAACAAGTTGTTCTAAATTAGTTAATCCCATGATATTATTTTTTTACAAAGTTAAGTTTTTTTCAAGTAAATAAAAATAAATAATCTATTACTATTTAAGCTATAAAAGTCCAACCTGTTGATTTGTTTACATATACTCCTTCTACAACGTCAGTGCAATATACTATAAGTCCTACAGCAGGTGTAGCTATTGCTATTCTTTGAGCATTAGTCATTCTTGGTGGAAGGAATCCTTTTGTTGTACTGTCAATTTGAAATAAAGCAGAAGCAACAGCATCTAAATTACCAACAGAAACAGAACCATTATTTATTATTCTTAATGCAACTTGTGCAGTTGTTCTATTATAAAAATAAATCCTTGCTACATCGTGTTCTATTGAATATCCATTTGCACCTGTTTTAACAAATTCAATTGCCCTATCTCCTGAATGATATATAACATGAGTATCGCTATTAATAATTCCATAACCACTATCATCAGCTAATCTAAAATCTATAGCACTTCCACTTCTTTTTATTGCAGGAAAGCTACTTGTTGTACCACCAAGCATTATTCTACCAAAATCAGTTCCTGTTGAATTTGATATTTGTAATAAACCATTTCCTTGTGCTCCTGAAAATCTAATATTTCCATTACTAGGCCATAATTCGCCTAAAGCATAAATAGTTCCTGCCGCTCTTACTGTACCTGTATTTGTTACACTAAATCTACTTACACTATTAACTTGTAAATCCATTAAGTTATGGGTCATTCCGTTTAATGACGTTTCAGTCGCATTAAGAAAATAACCTGTTGTATTTCCTGTTTGTGCACCACTAGCATTTATAGTATAAGACGTATTAAAAAGTCTAAAATTAGCAGAACCTGCCGCAGGAACAATACTTAATACACTACTAACTGCATTTATTACTCCTGATAAAATACCTGTTCCTTGTGAACTAGAAATAGCACCATTAAAATTACCTCCTCCTGCACTTATAGTAGAAAAACCTGAATCATCTGCTAATTTAAAATCTATAGCACTTCCATTTCTTTTAATTGATGGAAATAAGTTTGTACCTCCTCCAAATTGTAACCTTCCAAAATCTGTACCTGCAGTATTTTGTAATAAAATATTTCCATTAGAAGGTGCACTAATAACACTTGAAAGCATAAATTTAATTCCAAATGTTCTATCAATTAAAACTTGACCTGTATTAATTACACTAAATTTACTTACTCCTCCAACTTGTAAGTCCATAAGATTATGAACCATGCCATTCAAAGCTGTTTCAGTTGCGTTTAAAAATATTCCTGTGGCTGTTCCTGTCTGTATTCCTGTATTATTTATAGTATAACCTATATTTAATGGTCTAAAATTAGCCGAACCTGCTGATGCTGAAAATGTTTGAGATAGATTTATTAAATAATAATCTCCACTTATACTTGTGTTATTTATTGCACTAAATCTAAAACCATTTACGTATCCACTAGAAATATCAGTAAATGCTCCACTTCCTTTTTTTATTAACATGACACTACCACCAAGTGCAAATCCTCCATTATACCCTGCTGTTATTGATTCAACACTTGAACCACTAGAAATTGGTAAAATATTTCCTCCAAGACTTATATAAAATCCATTAGCTCCTGCAGTGTCTTCAAATCTTGCAATAGGATTAGTACCATCGCCTTTAACTTGTAATGTAGCTAATATACTACCAACATTAGATACTCCAACTCCTAACTGTCCACTAGAATTCATTGTAGTTTTAGCCGCTAGTCCATTAGCAAATACTATATTATTCCCTATATTTATAAAAAGTGTAGCAGATTGTTTTGATAAAAACTTATAGTCTGTTCCCCAATATAAACCTGTGTAATCTGTTAATGTTGAATCAGACTTAATTATAAAATCTACAGATGATGGATTAGATATTTTTAATAAAGCAGTTGCTGACGCTCCTGAAATATGGAGGGATGCTGTTGGAGTTGTAGTTCCAATACCTACATTACCGTTACTTTGTAAAACAGTTAATCCAACATTATACGCTGAACCTATAGTATAATAAGTAGGGACTGCTCCACTATTACCATTTGCAAATAATCCTCCTGCAAGTGTTCCTGCAGATGACCTAAATTTATATCCCATAACCCATCCATAAGAAGGGTGCCCTGTTATATCAACTCCTAAGCTACCAAATCTAGTAGTTCCTGATATACCTGATGCTCCTACTTGTAATAAATCTAATGGAGTTGTAGTTCCTATTCCAACATTACCTGAACTTCTTTTAATAAATAGTGGTGTACTTAATAAAGTACCAGCATCATTATAAGCACGAATCTGAAAATCGCTTCCTACATTAGAACCACTTTCAGCTGTATTATTAGTATATAATCCAAAACGCTGTAGTCCTGCTGAACGATAAGTAATAATCTTACTTTGACCTGCATCTCCATCTAATAATAAACGAGTAGTTCCAGATGCTGTTTTTAAATGTAAAATGCCTAATGGGGTATTTGTTCCAATACCTACATTTCCTGTGTCTCTATCAACTGTAAGTCTAGTATTTACAGCGGCTTCATTACCTGATTTTAAATAAAGTTTATTATCTACACCATTCATCATCCATCTAAACCCACTAGTACCAACAACTCCAAAAGAAGTTCCGGTATTTAGTTCCATTAAATCTAAAATTGCATCACCTGCATTATTTGAAGCAATTTGTACTCCTGCAGAAGCGATTTTATAAATATCTAATATTTGAGCAGGGGTGGTAGTTCCTATTCCTACATTACCAATATTATCAATCCTTACTCTTTCAATGTTTGTCCCTGTAGCAAAAACTAATATACCTGCAGAATCATTTCCTGGACCTCCCGTAGTACCTAATCTAAGTTGTTTTGTACCGGTATTATAATAAAGACTACCCCCATAAGAACCACTTAGACCAATGTTAATGCCAGCATATTTTCCTACAGTATCTACTAAAGCAGATATATACGCATTTTTATTTACTCCTAAAATATCAAGAAGTTGAGTTGGTGTTGTAGTTCCAATACCTACATTACCTGCTGAACTAATAAATAGTTTATTAACAGCACCTATTGAAAAATCATAACTATTAGCTTTTATTAATAAGTCTTGATAATTAGAGGCATCTGCATTATAGCTTCCAACAATATTTGTTGTAGCTTTTAAAAAATTTAAACCGTTTTTAATACTTACTTGACCATTTACATCTAAGGTAGATATAGGAGTAGCTGTTCCTATTCCTACGTTACCTGAGTTTAATATAGTCAGTCTTTGTAAACTATTAGTCCAAAAGGACAGTATAGTAGTTGATAATCTTATAGATTGTGTATTTGAATTTATATCATAAATAGAATTAGTATACAAAGTTGTAGATGCTATTGCACTTGTATTAATAGTAGTTGCAACTCCTGCACTATTATAAGCACTTATTGTCCTACCATCTGCACCACCTAATCGTATATATCCTTGTCCTACTGTTTTAATATCTAAAGTATCTAAAGCAGGATTTGTTCCAATACCTAGTCTTTTATTTGTATTATCAAAAAAGAAGTTTGCATTGTCTTGTGCTAAAGTTGTTCCATTGCTAAATACTACAGAACCTGAAGTTAATGTAGGTAAAGCAAAATTATTAATCCATTGAGTATTATAATTAGTTGAATTTATTTTAGCTAATATTTGTCCAGCAGTTCCTCCAACAGGTACTCCAGGGCCAACTGGGCCAACTAATGAAGCTAACCATTGTGTTTCAGTTCCGACAAAACCATCAAATACTGCAATTTGATATGCAGAAAATCCTTCAGGGCCTTGAGGCCCTTGCCCGCTACATCCTTCAGTAGACTCAAAATCATTCATAAGTGCAACGTTGCCGTCACACGATGAAGTATTAGATGAAAATCCAACTAAAGGAGAAGAAGTAGTGCTTGTAGTACATGACTCTGTTGAACTAAATTCTAGCATGGAGAAGTTATATCTTTTACTTTATTTACAATATCGTTTAATTCTTCTATAGTAAGAAGATTATAATCTAATTGGCCGTCTAAAGCCCATCTATACAAGAACACCTCAGCTAAAAATAATACGTCTGTACAACCTATACTGTATTTTCTATTAGCTAATAATCCATTAGCTAAGTTTGAGTATAGTACATTTAAACTACTTAAAGTTGAATTTATTTGGTCTTGTGTATAATTAACAATTACAGCATCCATCATTACAATAGTTGGTTAGGTATTCAATAATATCTTGAGCTTTTTGGTATTTACCTAAATCCATATTAGGTTGTATTGCCATATAAAGCATTACAGCTTCATATAATTTTTCAGTACATCCATTATTACAAGTACAACTAGATATAGCTAATTTAGATATTCTGCTATGTAAACATTTGTTTATAGAATATGTATTAGCAAAATATGCAATTGATGAATATCCTACTAAATAAGTTGTTAAAGCACCAATAGTTTCTACTGTTCCATTTAAAACTAACTCTCCAGTACTTGTATTTAAAGATACTATTTCAAATATTTCTATTGCTCCTAAACCATAAGATATTTTTATATAACTAGCATTAACAAATTCTTGAATATCTCCAACAGTAATACTAGTAGTTGAATTATTTAAAATTGTAAATTCTCCATGAAACCAGTTATAATAATAAGATTTATAAACAGCATCAATGTATACTTCAGGAATTGCAGTTCCTAAATCAATAGTTTTAGGCGTACCTGCAGCAATTGCTGTGGCATCTACTGTTGAATAATTTACAGAGTAAATACCATCTACAACTGTAGCAGCAGATGACCCAGTAAAATTAACTGTACCATTATAATTTAATAGTTGTAAAACTGAAGTGTCTACATCTGCAGTTTCTCTAAACGGTGTAGGAACTTGACTTGTACCATATCCTGTTGAATTTGTGCTACTATATACTCCAGTAGTTTCAGTAAAAACTATATTTCTATTAGAGTTATTAGGGACTATTTTATGTTTTATTTGTAATGCCATATTGTATATTTAATTATAAACTCTTATTTCTATCATACACATTGGAGTTCCAGTAAGAATATCATCAGCTACTCCACCTCCAAATGGCACTCTTCCCTGTATAGTAATTGTACTTTCAGTTACACTATTTATTTGAATTATAAATAAGTTTTCGTTAATATTAATACCTGAAGTAGGAATTGCCGTTTTACCAATTTTAAATGCATTTGCAAGAGTAATAGTATAAATTCCAGTAGAAACATATCCTAAAACTGGAACGCCACCTAAAGTATTTTCTAATATATTAGCTGTAGGTGCAGAAATACCTGTTTGAGTTAACAAAGCAGTATAAACTTTATATGATGATGCAGGAGCAGGTAATGCTGCGGCAAATTTTTCTACAGTCATTGTAGCATCTACTCCACCAATGTTAACATTAAGAGTAGTGTTTTTAGTATTAGGTATAGATTTCTCTATAAAATTTCCGTTAATTGTATTCATTTTTTATTTAGTTATTACATTGGTGAATGGTTAAATTTAACCCATGCACCGCTTTGATAACAGCACGTGTGAGAAATTGTAGTATTATATACTTGCAAACCGTTTGCAGGTGCTGCTATTGCGTTTATTTGTGCCGTTGTCATTCGTGGCATTAAAAAGCCTTTTGTTGTACTATCTGCTTGTAAAATTGCACTTGCTGAAACAACTAAACTTCCAAATATACCTGTTCCCGTGCTTAAAACATCCCCAAAACATTGCACTGTTCTTAATGATACATTACAATACGCACTATCATCCGCCAATCTAAAATCAATTGCCGCCCCGTTTCTTTTTATACTTGGAAAACTTGACGTTGTGCCGCCTAATTGTAATAAACTAAAACTTGTTCCAGATGAGTTTTTAAGTGTTAAATTACCATCAGAAGAACAAGTTATTATACTTCTTACTCCCCACCCTAATTGCCCCGTATTCGCCATTAAGACACTATCTCCCGATGTAATATTTCCAGCACTATTAATAGTTGATGAAACTGTAATTGCACCCGCATTTGTTAATTTAAGTCTACTAACTCCACCAACTTGCAAATCCATTAAATTATGAGTAATACCATTCAATGCCGTTTCGGTTGCGTTTAAGAATAGACCTGTTAAAGTACCTGTTTGAACTCCGCTATTGTTAATGGTGTAAACCTCATTAAATAAACGTGGATTAGTTGCTCCTGCTGCTAAGTTAACAGTTCTTGATAAGCCTACTGCCTCTGTGCTTAGTTGTAAAGGACTTTCTGTAATTGTTTCATTACTATCAACAACAGTATTTAATGTGCTACTAAGCGGTAAACCGTCTTTCATTTTTAATCCTTTAGAAGAACTATAAGAAGAAAATATTGCAGTTTGAAAATCTGCAAGATTCATAGTAGCTACCTGATCTCCAATTAATAGATTTAAAGTTGCATTTTTAATATTAGGTATAGACCTCTCTATAAAATTACCATTAAGAGTATTCATGTTACAAATATAATACTTTTTAAATAAAAAAGGGGGTAGAAATAAAATTCCTACCCCCTTCAGTTAAGTCAGTAATTATTATACTGCAAAATAACCAGTAGTACTATTCAAGATATCAGCTAAAGCTGTAAATTGAGCACTTGCAGGAACTGCTAAGATAGCATTCATAGATTCACCTGCAATAAAACCTTGTGCAGTAAAATCATTAACAAATGCTGTGTATTGTATTCCAACAGTAGAGTAATTAGTTCCAGCTACAGAGTAGATAGGGAAGTTATCAGGTAAGAAACTTCTGTTTGTAAATCCTGAGTAACCAACAGCCCAAAGTTCTTTTTTGAAGATTTGAGAGTAAGTACCAGCACCTTCAGTGTAAGGTAATAATTGACCTGATAATGCAGGGTTAGTTCCAGTAGCAGGAGTTCCAGCAGCAGCAGTGTAAACTTTAGCAACAGTTTGGTTGTTTTGCATTGGAGTTCCAGATAAATTAACTGAACAAGATAAGTTCATGATAATATTAAACTGAGGTTCTAATACTTGAGAACCGTTAAATCTGTTACCGTACTCAGTTACTCTAACACCTGCAGTTGCAGCGTTAACAGTAGCAGCAGTAGCTGAACCAGTTACTAAACCAGCAATTGAAGCGCCTAAAGCAATTTGTGCATTTACATAAGGAGTTTCTAATTCAACAGCAGTAGTTACAACAGATTTTACTCTATAGATAGCAGCAGTAGTTGCAGTAGCAGAACCAAATTTAATATAGTCACCTGCAACAACACTTGTTGAACTAACTGATAAAGTAACACTTGCAGAACCGTTAATTACAGTTGCAGTTGGAACAGAAGTAGTAGCAGCAGTAGTTGCACTTGATAATACTTCAGAGAATGCAAAGTTTTCGTAAGGAGCTACTAAGTTAGCAGGAAGTAAAGCTTGAGAGTTTACGTCTTTAACAATTGCATTTGCAATAGCTATTGAAGTAGCTGAACCAGCAGTTGTAAAGTTAGGAGTAGAACTCAAAGTTGGGAAAGGTGGGTTACCTACAGTAGTATTTTGGATTTTAAATCCGTAAGTACCAGCAACACCACTAGTTAAGTCATAAGTAGCAGTTACGCCATCATAACCTGCAGTCCAAGCACTAGGTACTGGAGCAACATAAGCAGAGTTTAAATACGCTTTTCCAAACGCTTTAGGAGGAACTACAAAACTTTTAATGTTACGACCAGTAGCTGCACCTTGTGCTATCAATATTGATAACCCAGCGTTAGCAGCAGCAAGACCTGCAGCAGCATTAGTTAAACGAGTATACCCGTTATTAGTAGTAAGAGCAGGATTTATAGAGTAAATCCCAATTTCGCCAGCAGCCAATAAAGTTGGATTTGTAGCAGTTGTGTAAGATACGTTAGTACCTATTAAAACATTTTTTAACATTGTTTTTGTTTTTGTTTTTTATATTGATTATTAATTAAGAAAATTATTCATTAGTTTGTTCTACTCCTAAAGAAGATTGCAGTCTACCTGAAGCCTCCATAGTTTCTAACAATAAATTAACAGCATCTCTAAGTATCTCAGCATGAGTTTCTTCCGATAACTCACATGACTGATTAGTTGTTGATGACATCAATCTTGGTTTACGAAGATACGATATTGCAATTTCATTTACAATAAAAGCTTCTGAGCCAGTTGGTCTATAAAATACATCTATAGAATCCGTGTGTATAATTGTTAACGGACCTTCAAATGCATCTGTTCTATTAAACGGGTCAACCTGCATTATATACACGTCATCCTGTTGTGCAAATCTATTTGGTGCTATCTCTTCATTTCCATTAGCTACTATATAGGTTTTAGTATTAGTTACTTTTGTAAAGGTTGAAGGAGATCCTGGATAAGTACCAGTTAACGTATAATACAAATTATTTGTATCTGCAGTTGGTACTGTTATAACAATATCTCCTTTTACATTTCTATAATTACTACTATATGCTACCCAACCTGGAGTAGTAAAATTAGTATTATTATTTAACGTATCTACAACAGTTTGAATAGCTAAAGTTTTTTCTTGGCCATCTAATCCTGTTAAAGTTCCTACTGGCAACACAATTTGAGCAGCACCAGCAGTAGCCCCTAATTTCATTCCAAACAATGCGTAGTCTGTTAAAATAGACAAGTTAATTGTAATAGTTTTAAAAGTATCAACTGTATCAACCGGAATTAATGTTCCACAATGGTTATGTTTCATTTTACTTCTACTAGAAGTAAGGAACATGTAATCACCAGGAAAATAAAACTTTAATTTACTAGCATAATCAAAATCAGTAATAGGTAACCTAAAGCATTTATCGTAATAATTAGGTACAAGTAAATTTCTTAAATCGTCTATTCTTTTTTGGCTCATTTCAAATCCTTCTCTTTTAGAGTTAGATAATGCACCATAGCGTTGTTTAATAAATCTTTCTTGTGCTCTATTTAAAAAATAATCCTTTTCTTGCGGAAGAATTATTTCATATAGATTGGAGTTAAGTTTATTTAACTCCAAGTCTATATTTAAATGCATTTCGGTTATATCCATTATTTACTTGCCTTTGCTACCTTTTTAAATTCTTTTAAAGGAATTCCAAATTCTTGTAGTCTTGCTTGTAACACTACATACTCTGAAGAGTTGTTAGGGTCTTTCATCCAAGCAATGGTACCATCTAAGCTACCTAAATTACTACTACCATTTAAAAATCTATTTCCTTCTTTTACTAATATGCTGCCTTCAACCATTGACATGATTTCTGCTTTGTATTGTAAATCTTTATCAGAAACTATTTCCAAGAAGTAAACAGCATCTTTTTTTACTAATTCACTTATTTTAAGTTGTTTCTTTTTAGAGGCAAGAGCTAACAATTCTGTTAAGCTTCCCATCTCAGGATATTTAATAATTACGTTTCTAATTACTAGATCTAATTTGTTTTCGTCTTCAACTAACTTAGCAAATTCAACCATTGCTTTAGTCTCAGATTCTAACTCAGTAGATTTAATTTCATCTTCTGCTTCTGGATCAGTTATATAGAACTGTAACATTTTATTGTTTTCACACTCATCTTTAGTTTTACCAGTATACGGATGAGCTAAAGCCATTTTCCATATTAAGTAATCTTCGATGTTTAAGGGCTGCCCTTGAGAATCTTCACCGATCTCTAGTTCTGCACCTTGAAATTCTACTTTCTTTCTTAAGTTCTTGTAGTAGTTTGATACTGCAACTCTAAAACCTATATCTTTTGGATTAAGGTTAACAATTACCGGCATTAACAAATCTTCTTGTTCATAAGTTAAAGGTCTAAAAACGTTACCATTTCTATCCATAAAACTAGACAATACTACAACTGTTTCATAAGCAAAAGTATCGGGAAACCCGTATCTTTTAACTTGTTTTCTCATGATTCTTACTTTTCTACTTTTCATTTTTCTTTAAAATTTTTGTTGCGAGTGAAGGATTTGAACCCCCGATCCCTAGCTTATGAGGCTAGTGAGATACCGCTTCTCTAACTCGCAATATTAAGGTAGGGCTATTACACCCTACCTTTTTTAATTATAAACCAGCAACACACTGTAAGTCGATAGATGTATTGAAACGTCTAAGAACTACTTGTCCTGTTTTCAACATGTGCAATGAACTTGCATCTTTATCTGTTGAAACAGTATCGTTACCTTGTAAGCTTGGAGATACTTCATTCATACCTTTTACCATTGCTCTAACCATTCCTCTTCCTTTTTTAGTAACCATTGAGATGTTAGAAACACCATCATAGATTGAACTATCAACGAAAGTCATACGATAAGACTCTAAAGGTAAACCAGTTTTAGGATGGAATAAACCTTTAGAAGCAGGACCATCATCATACAAACGGTTAGTTACAATATTGATAGTGTAACCATCAACGTGTTCGTAAGTATTGAAATATCCACCTAAACGTAATTCTCTACCTTGACCAGATACGAATCTGTTATCAGTTAATTTGATATAGCTTTGAGCTAATAACTCAGACTTCATTGCTTGATCAAATGCATCACGTCCACCTGTACCAGTAAACAAAGTGATTTGTTTGTTTTGAGCATCGCTCATACCGAAGAATACATCACGGATTGTTTGCTTAATTTTTTCAGCAGTCAATTCTGAGTAAGTATCCTTGTTTTGAATTTGCTCTAATAAACCAGCTCCACGGATGATAGGATTACCTTCTTCATCTCTTTCGTTGATTTGACCAAATTGATCACGGTTTGAAGTTTCATACCAGTAGTTAGATTCGCACTCTCTACGGAATGATAATTGATGTTGCCATTCTTCAGTTGACCACCATAATTGAGTTTCACCACCATTTTTGTTTGGTAAAGCGATACCTTTTGCACTACGTTGTTTTACGTTACCTTCCCAAGCGTAAGATTTACGGATAGTCGAAACATCTCCCCTTACTTTTTGAGAACTAGTTGTAGTAGACTCTGAACCTCTTGAACCCCAAGATGCTGCAGCATACCAACCCAATGAATATAAAGCTCCAGCAGCTAATTCACTTGCAGGAATAAATTCTGCAGCAGATTTAGCACCAGCAATCTTTACAGTATATTGCCATAAGCCACCGATGTTTTTACGATCTGTGATTACTAAATGGTAATTACGTGGAGAGATAATTGTGTACTTGTTAGGGAAAATACCTTCATTGAAAGTAATTACAAATGAACTGAATCCAGCACCAGCGTTTGCTGTACTAACAGCAGTAGCTAAAGGAACAGCTTTGAATAGACGACCCATTACATCATACTCGAATTCGTCACCTTCAATTTCCATTGTAGAACGAGCTCCTTCTGATAAAACGTGAAGAGGGAAACGGTTGTCCTCGTAACCCATTAAATAGGTTAATACTGGAGTTAACTTGTCTGGTTGAAGCATCAACTGACGTGCTAAAGAAGCATCGTTAGTTTTCATGTCTTCATTCCATGTTTGAGATGTTATTAATCTTGCCATGTTTATTTATTGTTGTTTTTTAAAATTTTCTAAATACTATCCCAGTCTATCGAGTTGTTTGACACGTTTTGACCAGAAGCACCGTTTTTACCGGTTCCAACAGAGTTTCTTAATTTTGCACTAAGTGTATTTGCCTTTTGTGTGGCAGCTGCAGCTTGTACATATTTACCTAGATTCCCTTTATTTTTTACCCAAATATTTAACTCTGTGCGTCTTGTAGGATCTTTAAGTATTTCATTTAAATCCTTCATAAGACCACCTTGAGTGTCATATTCAAATATTGCTTTTTTTTCTGTAACAGGAATTGTAAAGTTATTTACCTTACCACTATCTATTACATTTTTAATATTACCAAAGAACGCTCTAGTGTTTTCTTTTCTTTGAGCCTCAGCTTGTCTTTCTTGTTCAAGAAGACCTGCTCTCTCTTTAGTCTGGATTGCACCTAGCTTTTTAGAAGCTACCTCTGATTGTTTTTTCAAAGTATCCGCTATTTCCATATCGTCAATAGCGTCTTTAATTTCCTCATCAGTATAATCCATCTTCTTATAGAAGGTTTTCATTACTGCTTTTTGTACATCAGTATTATCTAAATCTACTTCGCTATAATTAATCTCTGGATTAACTGTAGTAAAGAAAGCTTTTATATTATCTTCAGTAGCATCTTCACCTAACATTTGGCAGTAATCAAAAAAATCACCAGCAATAGAAGGTAAACTTGCAAAGTATCCATTCAACTTAGCATCTGCCATACTATCTGCAGCGCGTTGTGTGAAAGCTACTAAGCCATCTTCTGAATCTTCAAAATCTTCGTCATCACCTAATTCGATACCTATCTTTTTAGCGATTCCTTTTATAAAGCCTTCTTCGATTTCCTCAGATTCCTCTGAATCTTCTGAATCATCAGTTTCACCTTTTTCATCCTTTATAGTATCTATAGGAGGATTAACTGGTGTTGCTGGTGCAGCTTTTTTAGATTTTGTTTCTCCTTTTTTACTTTTAGCTTCATCCACAGGTGGAGTTGCCGGATCTGCAGGGGGAGTTACTGCGTCACTCTTTGGTGTAGTGTCTACTACATCATCAATTGATGTCATCTCTCCAAGAGATGTATCATCGAAGTCTATGTTATCTATTTCCATATCATTTATCGTTACAAACTTAATACTGATTTAGGTGGTAAACAAATAAGCGTTTTATGTTGTTGAAACGCTTATATATATCTTTACACTTATTACCTTGATTTATTCTCTTTAGCTATCTTTAAATCGTTAGCCATTTTTTCTTTTTCTACTGACAACTTCATTGCGGCTTCATTAGATTTAGCGTTAATAGCTTTGTCTTTGATGCCTAAGTCTTGTTGCTTAATTCCTAACTCCTGTTGTTTAAGAGCTAACTCAGCAGTTTTTTGAATTGCGTCTGCATTAGATCCTTCATCTATAGCAAAGGCAGTCATTTCAGTTTTACGAATATCCCACTCACCTTTTCTATCTATTAAATCTAATTCGTACTGATGTTTTTTATCCATTGCAGAATCTTGAGCAGCTAACATTTGTTCTTGTTGTTGAGCAGCAGCTTGTTGTTTTTGCTGTTCCATTTGTTGTTGCATTTGCTCTGCTTGTTGTTCAGCATATATAAACTTAGCTTTAAGTTCTACAAATGAGTCAGAATTAATTATATCTACAATAGTAGAAGCTTTGGCACCATTCTGAATAAAGTTTTGCATTTGAGCTTCTAGTTTTTGTTTCTTTTCTGCTTGTTTACCAGATAGCGCTACAAATATTCCGTACTCTGCTTCAGTAAAATCAATAGGGTCTACATCTAAATATACTATTTTACCAGAATCAGGTAAAACAAAAGAAGTCTTTTTACCGTCTCTCCAAGCTAGTTTAGCATAATCCATTAGTCCTTGGTATTCTCTTTCTTTGAACTGATCAAACTTATTAAAGTAAATTTCAGTAATCATAGATGACTGAACTACAGCACGCTCTACACCACCTACAGTTTCAGATGAAGTAATTTGACCTTCTCTTTGACGAGATATACCACATACTTCTTCCCATTCTGTTTTAATAAAACGTAGCAACTCTATATAAGATTGTATAGTTGTAGAAGCAAGCTTTAATACTGATTGATGCGTGGCTGAACCACGATAGCCCTCCTTAGAATAATCTACAAATAGAAGTCCAGTAGCATCTCCGTATAACATCCACTCTTCAAGAGTCATGTTTTTAGGTTTTAGATTTACATCTAACTGTATCATATCATCTTTCATTTTAGCCATAGCTAATTTAAGACGATGGAAAGTAGCATTATAAAGTATCTGATATGGTACACCTAGCATAACTAAAGATATATTCCTAGAGTTAACTGCCTGCAACATTCTACCATTATATGCTCCTCTGCATTTAGATATATTATCTAGAGACGCTCTTTGCATTGGAATAGGACGTATTTTAAAAAACGTATCTATACCACACATCCAGCCTTCCCACCATTCATTTACCCAAAACCATTCTACTGTTTGACCAGCTTCTTTATTTGGTACAAAAGTTTCTTCAACTTCCATAGACTGAGGTTGGCCATATTCATCCATGAACGAACACACTCCAATTCTAACTTTAGATCTCCAAGTAACATGTTTAACTTCAATTAATCTGTTATAAATTTGTTGAGGGGTATTTGAGTCATATATAATAGGTGCAGTTCCAAAAATAGTAGTATTAGTTCCAAGAGTTTCAATCTTGTTAATCATATCCTTTTTATCTTGTTCTGTTTTACCTAACTCATCGTAAAAGAATTCTGTTACAGAAGAAGGAGTCATATATTTTCTCCTTACTACCCAGTCACAGTCTTCAGTAAATTCTAAATCTGGATCCTTATCGTAATCTACATCAAGAGGATTAACTACTTCATAATATACCTCATTATGTACAACGCCTTTATAAGAATATACTTCTCCAGAAACTAACCAATGGAAAAACATTAACTGAAATTTCTCTTGTAGCTTGCAATATTGCTCAACAAACTCTAAAGCATGTTGGCCCATTATAGCGCGCTTGTCTCTGTATGAAGTAACAAATTCTTTTTCTACCTCTTCAGGAGTTTTAACTTCTTCAGTAGGAACACCTGTGTCTATACCTTGTGCGTTAAGAGTATTAGCAAATAACTGCTCTAGGTTCTGAAGGACTATTTTATTTTTTTCTGTAAGAGATTGATTAACAACATCTTCATTAGTTACGTATACCTCTCTGTAGTTAGGGCGTTTAGCAAATTCTCCTCTTAGTAAATCTATCTTAGGTTTAATAATAGGGTAATTAACTACTTCTGACCAGTCGCCTTCAAGACGTTTACCAAAAGGCTCTGTAATTATTTTATAATCTTCTATATTTACATGGCCATTGTAATAGTCATATAATTTTTTAATTGCTAGCTTATGTTGCGTAGCAGAAAAGTACGATCTTTGGATGTATCCAAGCATCGTTTTTTTACCCCATTCAAAGTCATCTGCTATCTTATCTGCATAAGATACTGTCTGTACCGGGATATTTATATTATATTTTATTTCTTTTGGCATTGTTTTTTAATTGCAAATTTATTATAAAACTGAGGGAATTCCAAATTTTGATTTTAGGTTCACAAAGAACTCGTCATCAAAAAGAGATTTAGTCCCTTGCTCTACCTGTGGTTTAAGTAATAATTCTTTTTTATATAGCATCCCTACTAACATAGCAGAATGCCTATCCATATTTCCATCATAAGAAAACTTTAAGATTTCTTCCAACAAAGGTACAGAATAAATCTTATGTAAGTTCAATTCAAATTCTCCATCCTCATTCATCTCTCTAGGAGACAATAACCAATCTCTAAAATATTGTACAGATTGTTTCTTAACTTCCAGGTTCGACATAGATACTCCATAATTTCTACCTAGCTTTTTTCTAGGCTGATCGTTGCTATCGTATACCGTTAGTTCTTCTTCTAGCCAGTTAAGTAACTTATTAGTCCTAGCATAAGCTAAGATATTACCGTCCCTGTCATTTTCAAATACAATCTTAGCATTATAATATTGAGCCATTAAGAACAACTGTCTATTAAAGTCATCTTGAAACTTAGGCCTAGCTACATATTCTGCAACTATTAAATCATAAGGCTTAGAGAAATTATTAATCCTCTTCATTACATACGCGGCACCAAGAGAATCTCTTTTACCTAAAGCCTTATTTTTATCTTTGTCCATCGCATACGGATCGACACATATATAATATAGTTCTGGCGGAGTATGATTTCCAAATTTGTAGGGCGGCTGGTATTGTATAACACAACCCTCACCATCTACATCTGGTTTATAAGGAAAGTTTAGTATTGGTTTAGTATCTGTAGAAGGGTTAAATAGAATGTTACCGTCTAACTTCTGCTCAAAGAATCCAGGTGTACCTAAGTTACTCAAGCTTCTATCAGCTTTTATTCTACTTATCTGTCTGTTAATCTCAGCTTTAGGGTAAATATTAGTACCCATTTTCAACATAGCTTCAGATGGTTTGAGAGGGTTCTCACAAATCATTTTATCTACTATATTAATATCTTTAGTATTTCTTCTAAGATGTTCGCGCTCTGCAATAATTGCTACTTCAGCTTCTCTATGATACGATACTCCTTGAGGATTAATAAATCCTTCCTTAGAAAAAGAATCAGGTAAAAAGTAACCAATAGATTGATTACTGCCTTCATCATACATATTATCATAAGCTAAAAATCCGTAAGTATCTGGATCATAAAACATTTCCTCAAAATCCACCATACCTCCAGAGAAATCTCCTCCAGTTCCGTACACATAAATCTGCCCTGATACTGATGTACCTGATTCTACTGTAGGACGAGTTACTGTATAAGCAGCTTTAAGATTTGACATAGAACCTGCTTCTTCAAACAGAATTATTCTAGCGTCTTTACCCCTTGCTACATCAGGATTATTTAAAGTAGAGTATTGCATTATCCTACTCATTGATCCGCCTGGTAATTTTCTACCGTCTGCAGTTATCTCTTCGTAAGATGCTTGCACCATTTCTCTAGGCTTATTAATATGCTGTCTTTGTCTAGCAAATCCAGTAAATCTATTTATAAAATCTAGATAACTTACGGCCATCCTCATTGTTTCCTCAGAATACTTTTTATCTTCTGCAAGTATCAATGAATTAGCCATAGATTTACTAAACGAATAAGTATGCGCGCACTTAGCTGCATTTTTATAAGAATATCCTCTTCTTCTGGGTTTAAGAACTATCATATGTAGCCCAATATCCTCAGCACGTTTACACTCTGTAAAATAAAACCAGTCTGAATCCCAGAAATCAGGAAATGTTACAGCAGTATCTACTCTTTGTTTTTTAGATGTAAGTTCTTCTATAGTTGCAGCCTTGTTAGATAGCTTTAAAGATATCTGGCAAAAGTTAAGATAGAAGTAATGCTCTCCTGTAATCTTTATACCTCCTACAGAATAGCCTTCTTTGCAATAAAACGCTTGAAGGTTCCAATAATTCTTCCATTCCATAGAACCTTTAGGGGCATCTATGTAAAATCCTTTACCCGGCCCAAATCTTTTCTCGTTTGCTAGAAATGTAATCGCCTCTCTTCTAAAGTCTTCTGTATTTATGTGGGATGTATTTAATTCAAACATAACTAACTCCTTTCAAATTCATTAATCTCAGCACTACCTCTGTACTTAGATGCTTTAGCTTGTTTTTCTTTTAGAATTTTCTCATCTAACTTCTCATACTGATCAATAGACTTAGGAATTTCATTGGCTACTTTAAGTAAAGCCTGTAAGTCATTAAGCATTAGCTCTACACCTGATACAATCTGGCCTTTTTTGTTATTTATACCAGATTTATGTTTCTCGTCAGTAAGGTCTTGCTCGATTTGGTTAATAAGCGCGTCTACAATCTTGTTAGATTTGTGCAGTGCGTTAATAATTGTGTTAAGTGCTTGTGAAGATGGGGTTTGGTTTAAATCTTTAAATCTTTCTACCCCGGCTTTAACTTCTTCATCCGGTTGCCAGGTGTGATCTTCAAATAAATCGTTAGCTAATTGTATATGTCTATCAAAAAGTGTATAACTTGCATACGGGCCCTCAGTAGAAGCCATGTGAAACACATATGCTAACTCTTTTTTAGCCATTAATTTCTGTCTACCATCATGATCCTCTTTACATTTCTTAGTTCTCTTTACAATATTCTTGAACTCAGGTATTAGCAACGTTTCAGGCAGTATTTCAATCTTTAAATCTTCTGTTACTTTAAGTAATCTCATCTCTTTGTTGTTTCGTATTGGTGGTATAAGCCTCCTATTAAATCTACTAGTTGTTCATTTAACCATAAATCTTCATGTCCTGTATAATATAATATACAATGTATCAATTCGTGATGAAAAGTATGTTCAATAACGGAGGGCTTATATTTTCTCCATGTCTTCTCTGTTTTATATTTTGTTGCTAGCATAATAGTATTATCCCAAGGAATGAAACGCCCAATGCATTCATTCTCTTGGCAATAGCTATTATCTATCTTTACTATGATAGTATGTCCTAATAAATTAAATTGTTGCGGCAGCATGTATCGCTTCAATCAATTTATCTACTGGTAGATTTACTATTAGATTTCTTGCATCATAGAATTCTACTACAGAATGCTCAGGATTTTTCTTTCTAGCTGTAAAACAAAATACTTCTTGGGCTAAGATAGTAGAATTAAACCACATATCTTGCCAATGATATTCTTCTTCTTCTGTTTGAGCTTCTATATTTAGCTCTTGTAATAAATCATTATACGCAGAACTTTTACCGTTCTCGTCTTCTACCTTACATAAAATTTCTAGTTTTATTAAATCCATTTTATTAAATTTTCTTTAGTTCTTATAAGTTTATTATATGTTGAAAATGCTATTTGGTACCACTTGCCACAATCTAGGCAATTTAGTCTATAAAATCTAGTGCCGGCTGCAGTAACTCGTATTCCTCTTTTTACAACGTTTTCTGATTCACATTCTGGACAACTTGCTTTATCATTGCCTCCGTGTACACCAATATGAGTCTTATGATTAGTATACTCTTTCATTCTTTGGTATACTTTCTCTTGCAGTACTACATCCTTTTTACAATATGTAACCATTTTCTTCATGGCCCTTACATCGTTATCTAACACAATACTTTTCCATAAAGCAAAGCCAGTATGTAATTTATGTCCTCCTCCTAAAAAACTAGATATGTAATCTAATTTATTAGAGTTAAATCTAAAATACTTTTTAGCTAGTTTATATGTGTCTACTGTAGAGTAATCAGGTATAGCAGGTATACCATGATATAAGCATCTGGTTCTCACCCACTTAATATCAAAGTTGTCTGAGTTATGCCCTATTACTTCATCGGCAGTATTCATTATCTTCATAAAATCTACAAGGAGTTTCTTGTCGTCTCCCTTTTTCCACTCTAAAGAATGTACTTGTTTATCTCCTTCCCATTTATAACAGATGCACATAATAGCGCGTTCTTTTATAATGTTTTCAGGAGGCAGATTTAATTTATACCCTGCAGTCCAGGCAAACATAATGTTTGGGCTGGTTTCAATGTCAAAGAATAATCTTTTAAATCTTCTCATAGCGGCTAGTTATTAAATCGATGTCATCGTTAAAGTGGCTAGGGCCTTGAGGGTTATTAATTACTTTTTGAATCTCGTTTACTTTAGCTGCCATAATTTCTTTGGCATCTGCAATAACTTTTTCATTTGGAATAGGAGCTATACAATGTTCGTAATTCAATACGTTAATCATTGCATTGATCAAGTTGATCTCTGTCTCCATCTTCGGGAGCCTCTTCAATTCGTGGTATTTCGTCATAGTTTGTTTTTTGAAATTTTACTGCAAGAGTAGGATGAAAGTTTATAGTCCCAAGTCCTTGCAATCTAATTGATGATCTATCTTTTATTG